CGCGTAAGCGAAGAGCAGTAGATGTGGTTAGCCTACCTTGCCAACTGACTAGGTTGGTAGGTTTTTCTACAAAATACTTGTAGAGGCGTCCATATCTTAGTTCGGAATCTCTATACCTATTTCTTGCCGAAGCAACGAATTCTAAGAATTCACGCCTCTGCAGATCGCCATTCCATCTACTACCCTTGGGTGAGTAGCGGAAAGGCAACCGGCACGAGAATCCGATTCCTGAAGGGGAGTTTACTGGCAAATTCAGACCTCTGCGCATCGCATAAGCGGTTTGCAGAAGTCCTTTGTCGTACGCGTTGTTAGCAACAGCGCACCAACTCACCAGACCTTCAGGCGTTTGACGTCGATGAAAGTCCTTTATGTAAAAAGGAGTAACATCGTAGCCCTTATAGTAATCACCTCCGCAAGATTCACGGAAGTAACCTCTATTATGGGTTTTGTCCCAGTTGATTGTCAATCCGACAACCATACAGAGCTCGTCAAACGTTGACAAGTTCTGAGACGGTAGTAGTATATCGTCTCCGAACACCCTGACTTTTGTTGCCGCCTTTTGGACTCGCTTACGCGAAACCTTTTGGCACCTTTCGTCTGCTAGAATAGCTGTAACAGCTAGAATAGCATAGACGAGAGATTGAACAACAAAAGTTGTAGCGTTCCCTTGACCGGCGTACTTCTTTAATGGTACGTGTCTCCCGTCAGGGGCAAGGACATGTGAACTTCGACATGCTAGAAGCATGTCTAAGAGCACTTGATTTCCCTTGAATATGCGCCTCACTAGTGATGTACTTAGGTAATCACTAGCGGATTTGAGGTCGACTGTAGCACTAGAGCCATCGATAGATGCCTCCTTAGCTGCAGCCTTAGATCTTTCTTGATCGAAAGTATCTATACATATTCGCGCTACTGCTGTCTGCTTACTAATCAACCATCCACGAAGTGATTGTTGGATGAATTGATTAGCAGCTGGTTCAATAGTGATTATCCTGACCTTATCTAAGGTCTTGGGTACACTACAAACCTTCGCAAGACTGTCTCCTCCAGGAGATTTACGATCCATATACTTATGGAAAGCAAATTCCTGATAAGGAAACCATTCTTGGAGAGGATCGGGCCATGTAGGAAAAGAGAACTTATCTTTCTTCCTAAATGCCAGATCTGAGACAGCTCCGGGCCCATGCTTTGGGTTTAGATCTTTCCACTCTGGATATTCCAGAGGGATAAATCTACTAGCGACTTGGTCGAGTATGTCAAGAACATATCTTCCACGTCTGTCTGACCAGATATTCTTTGTATCTATGTCAGAAACCCAGTTATCCACCTTGAAGAAATCCAAGGTGCATGCTTCTACGATAGAAGCTGGAGCAGGTAGCTCCAACTTCTTACATCCATAGAAGAAAGTCCTACAATAGAAAACTACTGTAGGATCAAGATCGCTACGAAGTAGCCATCTGCCTTCTGCGGACTTGTAGAAACACAGCTCGATTAGGGGTACTACCCCTAGGGTTTGGCCCTCAGAACGAGGCCCAGTCCCTTGGTAGATCGATACCTTTAGATTAGGTACGAACTCCCCTAAAGAAAGACCTCTGTCGAAACTCTTGCCTATGGCAGGAAAATCGATACAGAGTGTTCTTTCAATCCCTCTGTTTTTGAGCAGATGCTCTAAATCAGAGAGAAATCGTGCGATACGCATGGTATGTCGAGGAAACTCGCGGCAAAAGTCGTGAAAGACTTCGGCATAGAGTCCCGGCATACCACGTTGCTTGAAGTTAGTCATCGTACAGCTCCTATGGAGGTGTTATGACTACCCTTAGCTCAGCGCCATCCGTATCAGGGATCAATGACCTGTATAGTATCGGTCAAGAACCTGATTAGTAACGCTTGCGAAACTTCTTTCTCTGCTAAGAGAACAAGAAACGCAAGTAAAGCTACTAGAACGGATATCGGAAGCATCTTATTAAGAATAAGAGGCTTCATGATCTTTATGAAGGGTGTAAGAGACCGTAGTGGAATCTTACTAAGAACCTTCAGGATCATCCGACTCATTAGTACGAGCCGGCGAAGAACTCATCTGCAAATGCAGGTACATCCAGTGCGGATGTAAGCATCGTAAAGGAGCGAGTTGCTCCAGATGCTGTGAGTCCGGGGCCCTCTTGAACAGTCCATGCCTTATAGGAAGCCACAAGGGTTCCTGTAGCATCGAACGTGTTCACGGACAACTTCAAAAGATGAGATCCCTTAAGAAGGGGATCGTCAGGTGAAGTGTGCCGTACTTCCAGTTTCGAGGAATAAGTATAGTTACTTGGATCCACGAAAGTGCCAGTGAAAACGGTTGTACCGTTTTGTTCACTTCTCTTAGTGAGAACGTGATCATTGGCGAACTGGTCGGTAAGAGTGATAGAGTTGGGAAGCACAGTGGTACTCCTTTCTTTGTGAAGGATTGGGCATTATTGCCAATTTTCCTGCTATAAGCAGCAGCATCCCTAGTAGGACTGAGTCCTACTTCCCCTTACTGTTAACAGCAAGGAGAGCAACGATGTTGGCGATTCTCTTCCTTGAAAGGAAGGTCCTTAAAGGAACGCCATAGACGTCTGTGAAAACTGAACGTTCTTTTGTCTCGAAGACAGAAGCACGTCCAGAGAACTTGAGGGTATTATTATAGGCCCATTGAAGGCCAAAGTTGTAATAATCCCCAGGTTCGCTAGCCAAATAAGCTTTCGCTTTTTGGTGTCGCATAACACAGATATCACGAACCCTATGAGACGAATTTCGTGAAGAAATAAAGTCTCCGACCTTGACGAAGTAATCGACAAGGAAGCTCCATGGTGTAAGATTCCATAGAGTAGTTAGGGGCTGATTGAGTCCAATGGACTCACCCAGCAGACTTGGTCTCGAAGGAGGTGATACTCCATTAGGTCTAAACCTAATAGAATACCACACCTTGATACTGTAGTCATTCCTGATAGAGTAAGAGTGAGCAGAATACGTGGTTGCTAACCACCTTTTATGCTTTGAACTCGAACTTTCGTCTATAAGAGTGCCTCGCCTGGTACCGCCTCTCTCGACCTTGATGTACTGCGTAGCAGCATCATCAAGAACGTCGCTGACCTTCATATAAGTTAGAAGGTCATCGATTAGAGGGGCAATACCAAACTCATTAGCAAGATAGGCCGCTCCAATAGTTGGAGCTGAAAACTTAAGTTTCCTGACGTTCTCGAAGAGAGACGCAAGATCCTTGACAGATGCTATAAGTGAAGGCATCTGTACATAGTTTTCACCAAAATCAGTCAAAGACTGATTGGGCATAGACTTGCTAACAGCCTCGCTGGTATAGCTATACAATGGTACAATAGATTGTGTACCATAGCTAGCTACGGGTTTATATATCGGGTAACCGGTATATAACTCACGACCAACGTGGAAACCAAGAAAGCCGTGATCGACCATTCCATGAACGGTAATCACGCCGTCCTTTTTCTTTGTTAAAGAAAGAGGATTTACTTGGACATACGGCGCAGGTGAAACAACATCGAAACAGACCTCAGATTTCTCTAAGGTCATTGTTCCGTGAGATGCAGACTTCTTCCCAAGAATGGGAACAAACACAGTATGGCCGCCGACTACTGTCGACTCCATATAGTTTGAGCGTCTACGCATTTCACCTCTCCTTTACGTTGCAG